CCCTAGGGCCCTCCAGGGTAGCAATATCCTTCCAACCCTTCTAGTGCAGCAATGCACTAGTACCACCAAGCGGGAGCCACACACTCACACACTAGGAGGCGGTGCATGAAAGTCATTCAGTTCGATGAACCCACTTACGTGGGTCGAAATGGTGACCAAGGCATCGTCTACAGGTGTGTGAGGAAAGCTCTTCTCGTGAGCGAGCCCCACTGGAAGCTTCCTAACGGAGCTTGGAGTGGTGGCGGGCCCTTCTATGTAGTCAAGGAAACCTTGTCTCACACGGGAGGGTCAGTCCTAGTGGTTTACTTTGATTCTGGAGGCACGTACAAAATGTACGGTGCCATTCCAGGACCAACTCGTTTACCACTATACGCAGCGTGGGCGGCAGGGTTACAACCCTGGAGCCAGCGTAGAGCTGAGCTTGATGCTCAGTTTGCGACTGGCTACAAGCGAACCCGTCCCGGGAATCCTGTAGCTAGTGTCGGTCAGTTCTTAATCGAACTGAAAGACCTGCCGGCAGTTCCGTTTAAGCGTGCCCTCCAAGGAGGAACCGCTTTTCGGCACATTCCGAGGATCGCCCTGAAGGAGTTGTTAGATTTTCGTAACTTAGGTTCCGAATATCTTAACATCGTCTTCGGCTGGAAGCCCTTCGTCAACGACTTGCGAAAGATGTATAATCTTTGGCATGAAGTTGACAAACGTATGGCTCAGATCATTCGCGAGAATGGTAAGAACATACGTAGAAGGTCTGGAATCGCCAACGAGAAGTCAGTTGTATCACAGAGTTCTGGTTTATACCAGGCTCCATTTTACAACTGCCGTGGTGCTCCTCCGAATTGGACCGTTGGTTCAACTCAGTGGAGCATCACAGAGACAGCCGAGCGAAGATCTTGGTATGCTGGTAGCTTTCGCTACTACATCCCAGACGTTAGCTCGTCTGAGTGGAACAGGAGAGCACGTTACGCGTTGTTCGGTGCGTCACCAACGCCTGAGCTTCTGTGGGAAGTGCTACCCTGGTCATGGCTCATCGACTGGTTCTCTAACGTTGGAGACGTAGTCTCTAACGCTAGTGACAACGCAGTCGATAACCTGACGTCGAACTATGGCTTCGTAATGGAGACCATTGATTCGACGCGCATCTACCAAGCAGATGTCAAGTCAAAAGGCCTAACAGCCTGTATGCCTTGGATATGCTATGGTGGAAGCTGGGGCGGTTCTTGTACGACCATTCATAAGAAGGTCACCAAGTCTCGCTCCGGATCAGGGAACCCGTTTGGTTTGGGTGTCAAGTTAGGCGACCTTACAGGTTACCAGCTTGGCATCCTCGCTGCTTTGGGTATTTCCCGAAGCAAAGTAAAGTAACTCGAGGAGCATCGACGTGTTCGCCGACCCCCAATCAGTTACGTACGCTGCCGCTGCAAAGTCTCTTCCTGCTATTAGCAGAGGAGAAGACTCTTCCGAGTACAAGCTGAATGATACTGGTGTGGTCTATGACCTCATCATGTCTCATCAGTTCAAGGCCCGGAACCGAGTCAATGTCCGCCTTCGTAGGGATGCCTACGCGACTGACCCCTTAGTGCCGACCAGTAATATACTGGCTAGCATGACGGCGTCTTTCACGCTGGACTTCCCGAGTGTTGGGTATACGGCCGTTGATGCACAAAACTTGGGCAATGCCCTCGTTGCGTACCTCACGTCCGCCAACATCTTGAAGTTGGCCAACGGCGAAACTTAATCGATTTATCGATTAGGTTGCTCCCTGGCTAATACCCGGGGAGGCTACGTAGCTTATTCAGGGGACTCGGCGAACCCCCTGGATGCCAACCCTCCATAAGGAGGACGCATGAAAAGCCTTGTAGACCTTCTCGAGTACCTCCTGCTTGATTGTGGGAGGAGGAGTGCTGCCCCCGTGACTCGCGACGTGAAAACGTTGCGAGCACGCGCCAAACACGAGGGTGATAGTTTTGTTACTATCACCCTTCCTTCCTTCTGTTCGGACTTCGAAAGAAGTCTGGACTTAGGTAGGATTGCTCCTGGCTCCTTCACTTCTTTTAAGAAGTGGAAGAGCGGAATTCCCTCATTTCTGAAGGGATTCTTGCGCAATGTGTTCGGCTCGGACGGAGTCTTACTTCAAGAGCCATCGATAGATTGCATTCGAGCAGTTAGACAAATTTGTCTTTACTGCAAGAAGCTTCAGCGTCCATGTACCTCGGTACGGACGAAGAAGGCTATCGAGAGCTACAAGAAGTGCGATGAAGAGGTTGATTGTCCGACGGACATCCAGTTGGTTAGGTGGTACGGTAGGGTCGCCGACATTCTCATGTCGGAGATCTTTCCGAGTGGAAACGGAGGAGAGATCCTCTCGTTTCTTCTGCCTAGTCACGGACCCGGCGCGACCGCGGAGGGGATTCTGGGTAACCAGAAGTTCCTCTTCCGCCGCTGGCACAACAGACTTTCGTTTGTAGGTTTTACCTACGCGAGGTTTGGAGTCCCCGCGGCTCTGTATTCTAGCCTCCCTCTTGACGAGTTCTTCGGAATTTGTCTTGACTCGGAGACTGTGAGTACTCATGCTGCGGCCTTAGGATTCAAGATGCCGGCCCTCATCGACCCCTGCGACGAGGCGCCCGTTAGGGTTGTTCTCGTCCCTAAGACTTTGAAGACTCCTCGCATCATCGCGGTGGAACCTGTGTGTATGCAATACGCGCAGCAAGCCATCTCGAAGTACCTTGTTCGACAGCTTGACCACTGTCGACTCACGCGCGGGCACATCAACTTCGATGACCAGCGTGTGAACCAAGGTTTAGCAATGGAAGGATCAAGAACTGGCGATCTCGCCACTCTTGATCTTTCCGAAGCTAGCGATCGAGTCTCCAAGGCTCATGTAGATATACTTTTTCGTGATCATCCGGAGTTTCTCCGGTTGGTCATGGCAAGTAGATCTACGCGAGCGCAGACTCCTGATGGGGAGATTATCTCCCTAAAGAAGTTTGCGTCAATGGGGTCAGCGCTTTGTTTTCCGGTTGAGTCGCTGGTGTTCTTTACGAGCATCATCGCCTCACGGTTATACAAAGCTAGACTCTTTCCGACTGCACAGAATGTGAGTTCGTTCTCACGATCTGTGTACGTCTACGGGGACGATTTAATCGTTCCCGCAGACGAGGCAGCAGCGATCTGTGATTCACTAGAGACTTTAGGGTTTCGGGTGAACCGACGCAAGTCTTTCTGGACTGGTAAGTTCAGAGAGTCCTGCGGAGCGGACTGTTACGACAACGAGTTGGTCACTCCTGTGTACCAACGTCGCGACCTTCCGGCAGATCGGAGAGACTCTTCCGGGATCGTTTCGGCAGTGGCTACCGCGAACCAGCTTTGGTCGGCTGGGTACACGGAAACCGCGACGGCGATCAGAAAAGCCGTCGAAAAAGTCATTGGGCCATTGCCCAATGTCTCTGTCGACTCGCCCGCTGTGGGATGGTTCGGCTTCAGCAAATCCGAGCCACCTCGGCGAAGCAATAGGCATCTGCAAAGGTCGGAAGACCAATGTTGGGTTCCTACTGTTTCTCGCGTTCCTGATCCCTTAGATGGGATTGGTGCGCTAGCGAAGTGTGTCCGTAAAATCAAGGGAAATCCCCTTGATCATTCGGCCCCCCTTGAGGGGGTTGACGCGGAGCACTTGGAGAGTTCTCCCAGGCGCTACGGCCTCGCTCTAAAACGT